TGGACGCTGCACCTGTCCGACGACGGATACAAGCTCATCGAGCACGCCGACCGGAACGATTGGAAGGTATTTCTCGCGGCCCTCACGGTCGCTAATTGGAAGGGGAGCCATGGTTAAGAATCTGACAGTAGAACTTGTGAAGGGAACGCTGATTCTGATGGACGGCGAAGGCGGGAAGATCCTCGCCGCCGTGAAGGAAATCCTTACAAAGATGCGGGACGCCGCAGAGATGGAGGTTGTCGGTGGCTAATATCAAGAAATTCTCGCTGGAGATCGCGTGCAGCGCGTGTAATGACCGGCTCACGGCCGAGGTCGGCATGGACAACTACGGGACACTCGAAATCATGGTTGATCCGTGCGCGGCGTGCGTTGAGAAGGCGCATGCAGAAGGGAAAGCCGATGCCTGATCTGACAATCGCCGTCCCCGAAACCGCGCCGCTCCACGTCGGGCTGGTATCGCTCGCCGACGGGGCGCGGGCCATCGTCATCACGGATCGGGAGTCGCACGGGATCGCCGTGGACATTGACCGCCAGCTGGTGATGCGCCAGCGGGCCATCGTCGCGGCATTCGAGCCCGCGAAGAAGAACGCCCACGCGACCCACAAGGCGGTCTGCGACCTGGAGAAAAAGGCACTCGCTCCGGTGGAGGCTGCCCGCGCCGTGCTCACGCCGCGCATCGCGGAATACGAAGCGGAGGCCCGCCGGAAGGCCGAAGCGGAATCCAACCGCCTCGCGGCCATCGCCCGCGCGGCAGAGGAAGAGCGGCAGATCGAGGAAGCGATCGCCGCCGAGGCGGAGGGCGACACGCAGGCCGCCGAGGCCATCCTCGACGAGCCGGTGAACGCGCCCGCCGTGACCGTCGCGCCCGCCGTGGCGAAGGCCGAGGGCCAGGTTGACCGGCGGACCTACCGGGCCGAGATCACGGACCCGGTGGAGTTCATCTCGTGGCTGGCGACCCAGCCCGCCGGGATGCACTCGCGAGCGGCGGACGCCTGCCTGCCGCTCCTGAACGCCCGCGCCCGCGAACAGCGGGAGGCGATGCGGATTCCGGGGGTCCGCGTCGTCGTCGAGACGAGCCGGAGCTTCCGGGCATGACTGCCCCGCACCGGATCGGGCCGGAGGCTGTGTCGGCGTGGATACGCCAGCTGCGTCGGGAGCGGGCCGCGCCGCGGACCGCCGTGGCGAGGCTGTCGGGGGTGCCGCACCAGACGCTCCACCGCTGGGAGACGGACCCGCCGAAGCACCTGGGGAGCGTGCTGAGCGTGTTCTATGCGCTGGGATTGGAGCTTAGGGAGAGGCCGAAATGAGCAAGCCTGACTTTGCGGCGGCAGCGATGGTGTGGGAGCGAGGGCTCATCCCGGCGGTCCCGCTCGCGGACCTGCTGCGGAACATGTGGGAGCGCGGCGAGGTCTCCGGGGCGGGCGACCGCGAGGCGCTGCTGGCGGTGGCCGATGCGGCGCGTGCCGTGCTCACCACCGTGCTGCTTGCTCATCCATCGGGCGGCCACCCCATCTATTGTGCCGTTTGCAGGCTGCGGCGCACCGTCACCGCCCTCGCCCACTCACCCGAGACCACGCGGGAACCGACACCGGCACCGTGGCACGAGAAAGACGGCCTCTATGAATGCGAGCGGTGCGACTACGCGGACGATGATCCGCAAGCATTTGCCGCTCACCCATGCGAGCCTACGCGGGAGGGGGATGCGCTGGCCGTGCCCGCCGACTCGTGCGCGTGGACAGAGAACCAAGACGGCGCGTGGATGGCACACTGCGGGCCGTCGTTCGAGTTCGTCAGCGGTGGGCCGGTCGTGAACCGCTTCCGAGCCTGCTGCTACTGCGGAAAGATTCTGACGGAGGTGCCGTATGTCGAAGACGACGAGGTGATCGCCCGGGAGGGGGAGTGCTGATCCGGGCCGATGCGCGGGGGAGATCATGAGCGGATACGCGGAGTTCCTGGAGCGGAAACGGCGCGTGTGGGCCGGAGCTGGGATCGAATCCGCAGACTTACCTGAGAGACTGTTCGACTGGCAGGCCGCGATCGTCCGATGGGCGCTGCGGAAGGGGCGAGCCGCTATCTTCGCGGACTGCGGACTCGGGAAGACGCCGATGCAGTTGGCTTGGGCTCAGGCGACGGGGCAGAGGACGCTGATTCTCGCGCCGCTCTGCGTGGCGGACCAGACCGCTGCGGAGGGCGCGAAATTTGGCATTCCGGTTCACTACGCCGCTGACCAGTCGCAAGCGGGGCCGGGAATCTCCGTAACGAATTACGAGCGGCTGCATCTGTTCGATCCGTCAGCGTTCGGCGCCGTCGTGCTTGACGAATCCTCCATCCTGAAATCATTCGACGGTAAGACGCGATCTGCGCTGATTGCGGCATGGGGGCGAACACGGTTCCGTCTGTGTTGCACGGCCACCCCAGCCCCGAACGACATCGCCGAGCTTGCGAACCATGCGGAGTTTCTTGGGCTCGTGACGCGCTCCGAGTTCCTGGCGACGTGGTTTGTCCACGATGATGAGGGATGGAGAATGAAGAAGCACGCGGTAAAGCCGTTCTATCGATGGCTCGCGTCATGGGCCGTGGCATTGCGGCACCCGTCCGATCTTGGCTATCCGGATGACGGATTCATCCTTCCGGAGCTTCGCATTCATGACGCGGTGATACCTGCGGGTGGGCCGATGGGTGGGATGCTGTTCCCCAGCATGGCAGTCAAGGGAATCCAGGGGAGGCTTGCGGCACGGCGCGGCTCACTCACGGATCGAGTGGCCGCCGCTGCCAGTCTGATGAACGGGCACGACTCATGGATCGCATGGTGCGGACTTAATCAGGAAAGCGAGGCGCTTGCCGCAGCCGTTCCGGATGCGCTCGAAGTCTGCGGGAATGATTCCTACGCGGAGAAGGTCGGCGCGGTGCACTCGTTCGTCAATGGAGAGACGCGCGCGCTCGTCACGAAGGCCCGCATACTCGGGTTCGGGATGAACTTCCAACATTGCAGCCGGATGGTGTTTGTGGGGTTGTCGGATTCCTACGAGACGTATTACCAGTGCATCCGCCGGGAGTGGCGATACGGCCAGACGCAGCCTGTAGACGTGTGGATCGTGGTCTCTGAGGCCGAGCAAGCAATCGTGGATAACGTGCGCCGGAAGGAACAGACCGCCGCGAGCATGGCGCGTGATCTGCTGGCCGAAATGACAGAATTCGAGAGAGAGGAGTTGACGGCATGACCGGAGACGGGTGGGAACTAATCAACGGAGACTGCATTGAAGAACTGGCGAAGCTGCCCGATGGACACATTGACTTCTCCGTCTATTCTCCGCCGTTCATGTCGCTCTACACATACACGGCGAGCGAGCGGGACCTGGGGAACTGTTCTACGCCGGAAGAATTCTTCGAGCATTTCGGGTTCATGATCCGCGAATTGCTGAGGGTCACGAAGCCTGGGCGGTTGACGGCGTGCCATGTCGCGCAGGTTCCGGCAATGCTGGCCCGCGACGGTCATATCGGAATGAAAGATTTCAGAGGGAAAACGATTACCGCATTCGAGACGGGCGGATGGATCTACGCTGGAGAAGTCGTCATCGACAAAGACCCGCAGGCGCAAGCCATTCGGACCAAGAGCAAGAGCCTTCTGTTCGCTCAACTCCGGAAAGATTCCTCATGGTTGCGTCCCGCGCTTGCCGATTTCATCCTCCTGTTCCGATCGCCAGGAGAGAACGCGGTTCCCATCCTGCCCGACATTTCGAATGAGGATTGGATTCAGTGGGCGCGCCCAATCTGGTACGGCATCCGTGAATCGGACACGCTGCAAGTTGCGGAAGCGCGAGCGAATGAGGACGAGCGACACATCTGCCCGCTCCAGCTCGGAACCATCGAACGATGCATCCGTCTTTGGAGCAACCCCGGCGAATTGATTCTCTCCCCGTTCGCGGGGATCGGGTCGGAGGGTTACGAGGCGGTCAGGCTGTCGCGCCGATTCATCGGTTTTGAGTTGAAGCCGCAATACGCAACCGTCGCCTGCCGGAATCTCGCGGAAGCCGAGAAAATCAGAACGCAAGGAACACTGTTCGCGGGAGTCGGCCAGTGACCCCGGCCGTCCAGTGGTTCGTGTGGGCGAACGAGCGTGAGGCGCAAGGGATGCTGAAGCCGGAAGCGTGGGAGCGGCGGGGATGGGTGAAGGTCCGCCGGCACCCGTTCTGGCCGGCGTCGTGGCTGATGGAGTTACCCCCCGCCGAACCTCCACGCAACCCCGCCCTCGACCCGTAACCGGCTGGCCTGATCCGTGATGATCTGGTATCCCGTCTCCCCCGCCGGCCGGACGGACTCGGTGACGGGCGCGTCCAGGCGATACCGCAGCGCCCCGTAGTAGCCGAGCCGCTTCCCGGCCCGCCAGTAGGTCACTGGCAGCGCGATCTCCGGGTCAGGGGCACTCAGGGTCAGCCCGACGGTCAGCGCCCAAGGGCGGGCCACCCTGCCGCACAGCGCGGCCCGGTCCCAGCGGGCGGCCGTCTCGGCCCCCTCCTCGACCCGGCACACCTCGCCGGCGCAGCAGGTCAGGTCCGCCCGGGTCCAGAGGTCGCCCCCGGCCTGCCGCAGCGTGACGACGGCGGCCCCGGACAGGTCATCGGAGGTCAGCCCGGGAGGAATTGGGGCCGGAGGGACCGGCTCGGGCAGGGGGGAGCCTGGGACCGAGGCCGAACCACCCGGCCCCAAAGGTAGCCCCGGCGACGGAGCCGTTGACCCTGTTCCCCCCGAAGCCCGATGCCCCGGAGAGTCATGCCGCCGCCGGGGCATGGTGACGGTGATGGTCCCGGCGGCCGTGCCGGGGAGGGCCGGGGTGGTGTCGGCTACCGGCCCCTCGGCGGCGGGATCGAACCCGCCCTCCCCGAGCTGGCCGACCTCGCCGGGAGTCAGGGGCGGGACGGCGGGAGCCCGGTGGGTCCACATGCAGACCGCGGCGGTCAGGATCGCGCCGAACACGACGCCCCATGCAAAATGCTTGGGAATTATATACATGATTCCATTTCCATCAAGCCCGGTAGATAGCGGCGATATGGCGGCTCAAGACCAGCGGAATCTTGGCAATCATGGCGCTGGCCATCTTTCGGCCCTTGGACTTGCTGCCGTGACGGCGACAGGTGCTTTT